CTAGAACTATTATTGGCCCCGATAGTCCTATCTCTTAAATAGTCTACCATGGCGCCCCAAGGTAAACGCGTCTAGATATCTCGTCTACATCGGGCATTCGACCCCAGATCTTCTCTGGCAGTCCAATCATCTGGAGCATCCTTTGAAAGTTCCTTGACACTGAAGTCGGAGGCGGATCTCCATATTCATGCCTGATTGCATCATGTACAGCAAGGCAAGCTAGGTAACCAGGTTTGTTTCCATTTAAGTTAGCCCAAGCTAAACCAATAGCTCGAAGCTTCACATCACCGAGTGACTCATCAGTCCTCTCAGGATGAAACAACATACCCAGGATCTCATAGAGTGGTCTGAATGGAGTACCACTACCTCTGAGTTCATAACCTAGAAATTTTACACCTTCCGTCGTGTTCGGAGGGTGGACTCTGCTCTTCTTACGAGACAGAAACATCTGAAAGCAAGCCCAAGCTTCAGCCGCAAAATCGTTAAGTGTAAAGTGATCTTCATGCATTACAATGCAATCATCACCCATCACCTTATGGTAACGGGGCAGCTTACCAGTAAGGTTGTAGATAATATACCTACACACTAAATAATTAACGATTCCGTCAATGATGTTCGTAAAGAAAGAACCACTTGGCACACCAGCGCACTTTTGTACTCTAGTACCATCAGCGAATCTTATCTTAGTATAGATGAATGTTTTCACGATCTTATTCCACATTCTATCTAATTCATATGGATTCGGGATTCCATATCCCTCATAATGAGTAAAATCCATATTGCTCTTCAGAATATCAAAGGCTGTATAAATCAACGTGGAAGCGACCCTCTTATCAAAGGACTTCCAGTCAATCTCATAAACAAAGCAGTCGTTGTGCTCTTTCAGAGCAGAACTTAACTTTGACATTCCACCGTGGAACATATCCATGTCCCAGGCCAGCGGAGTGTTCACAAGCTTGTATGCTAAAGTGAGTGGAGAAGCAAAGACGGCCTCACCTATCAGAGTAATCAATGATGTACCCCAAACGGCTCTAACCTTCTCTTGCTCACCAACCTCAATCAGATGACTTCTTGCGAATGCTGTTGCGTCAGGAACGCTAACCCTGATGTTATGCTTAACATTATGCCAAAACCATCTGGCATATGGTATAGCTTCATCAATAACTTCACGTTTAGTTGTTGGACCATCACAAATCCATGGCAGTCCAGCAGATGCAGCCCAGTTTAAATCAGCTGTTCTAACATCATTAATGTGAATTGGGTTAACTTTCTTCGGTAATCTAAAAGCACGTTTTGAATCTTGCACAATGTATTTCCATACATCATCATGTTTAAGATCAATCGTGCGAGGACGAGTGTAACCACTAACATCTTCTTTAATTCGGTCAAGATTTACAACGGACCGTGCAAAATTTGTCCAAGCAAAGTTTGCATGTTCTAACTCAATCTCAGAAAAGAATTGAGTCGCTGAACGAAACACCTTATTATAAGTGCGTTTCGGCCGCTGGTAATTCTGAGCGAATCCTTTTTGACGCGGAAGAGATTTTGACATTGGTTTGTCTATCGATATTTAGTTTTTAG